CTCTAGTTATTCTGTCGTTTAACGTAGGAAATCCAGCTAGGTTTGTTTGTTTAAATATTTGGTTTGCGTTATTTAATGAGGTATATATTTCTTGGCCATAAAAATTTACAGCCTTTGTAATAGGATTTTCCTCGGCTTCTTCAAGATAACTTGAAATAAAATCTGCACCCAACTGATCGATTTTATTGATATTAAATGAGCCGTCAGCATTTGTGGTAGATACTGATGACGATAACCTTGCTTTATTCAAAGCGGCTTTATCAACAAGACACTGACCATCAAGTGTTCTGGTAAATGATAAACAATCCGAACTCATTTAATCCTCCTTAATAACATATTTATCCCAACCCTTTAAATATGTCAGGTATATTCACTGCAATATGATTATCAATTGCATCCTCTACAGAAGAAATTGATGAATTGAAATCATTCCATCTGGTTCTTGTGTTTCCAATTGCCGCTAGGAGTGTTCCTTCGGTAATTCTAGCACTATTTTCACCATCACCACCATATGTACTTTTACCTTTTAGCGCACCAGAAAGATTAGGTAAACCTGCCCAGATACCGGCAAGTCTATTACCAAACTGGTCATTAGACATGGTTCCGTTTAACCATGAATCCAATCCACCATCCTCAGTCATAAGGCCAACGGCAAGATTATCTTGTGTTTGCTCGTTGAACAAATCATTAGGGTTTGCATATCCTTTATCAACCATACGCTGTAATGTTTCATTAATGAATTGATATTTACCTGCAGCAACACTAGGAAATTCTCTACCAAGACCGACTCGACCAGTATTAATTAAGCCTTTTTGCCAATCAAGCACCTCTTGCACAGTCATTGAACTCAATGGTTTAGATGGTCTGTCTCTTTGTGGCACTTTACTGTGTATTGCTTCATATCCATCTTGAGCGGATTCAGCAAGATTAATTGTGTCAAGTATTGGTTTTACAACACTGACTTTATCTGATACAATATCAGCTGTTCTGTTATCAATAAGCGAAGGATTGTGACCGGCACCAGAAGTCACACCAGAACTTGAACCAGAACCATAACTCAAATAGACCGATGTTGATTTTCCTTTCGGTTCTGGCATTTTTGGTAATGCACCTACTTGTGCAAAATCAATATTATTTAGTGCGGATCCAACGGCACCAGCAACAAATGTAGGACCTCTAAGTCTACCAGCAAGATTTACGAGGTTATCAACTTCAACCAAAATACCACCATATACTGAGGTGTATGTTGATGATTGGAATTTAGCAGGACCGACGAGACTGTTGATTTCAACACCGAGGCCTCCAAATTTTGTGGGCACAGTTCCAAGAGCATCAACAAAGAAATTATTTACCGATGCTAGGTAGTCACCAGTAACCAATAAATTATAACCCTCTGGGCCCGCCTGTACATTATGACTTACAAAACTACTCTGTTTAGTATATGGAGCAATCGTATTTAATGATTCGCCTGCTTGAAGTTTTAGATTCTTTTTGGAGACTATTGACATGTTACTCACATTTGAGAACATTCGTACCTCAGCAGATCTCATCGTTAATTGATCACTAGCGTTAATAGCCAACTGACCACCCACACTAATTTCTGCACTACCGCCAACATTTAACTTATAGTTTTGATTGACTTCGGTCGTTAGATCGCCGTGCACATACATCGTAGCATTGCCACCGACGTGAACATGACATTGACCACCAGTAAATATATGTGAATTTTTTATTGTTACATCATATTTTTCACCAGCGGCTTTATGTGTGACATTTCCAGAGGAATCCATTTGCACAAATGAACCTTCCTTGTGGTATATCATAATTCGTTCAGCTGTTGGTGTATCGTCTAATTCAATAATATGGTGTTTTGTTTCCATAACTCTATTATGAGGCCATACTGCATTATATGCGGGAGGTGGTTCGGACCAAGTAGCATCATCCTGTCCTGCAATTTTAACGTCCTCTACACGGTTCATTTCCTGAACCAAAATGTATGTTTCGTCTAATTCCTCACCTCGAGCAAGACTAGACTGTTGTGGCTTGCCCCAGTCATCTGGAGATGTTCCCTTGGCTTCAAGATCACCATGTTTATCTGGGATGACACCATAGCCTTGATTGATGGGAAAATTAGGATCTGATGGTGCAAATTGAGTAGGTAGCAGACCTAAAATAATGGGATGTTGTGCATCACGTCCATCTGTAAAACACCCAAATACAAATTTATTTAAAAGATTGCCTAAAAAGACATTTGGATCGTAGCTTCCTGACATACAAAGAGCCCACGGAAGATGTTCTGTTTTAATTTTATCATTTGTTCCGTGTACTCCAAATGCTCGCACACGCACTCGTCCAGGAGTACCTTTATCAATTTCCTCAACGATACCTACAAAAAATAATGGATCCTTTAGGCCACCCGTCTGAAACATTCTATACACTCCAATTATATTTAATTAACGTCAAGTTAGTAGTTAGTATATTATTATCAAATTTTGTATATACAGAGGAAACCAAATATTTTCCTCGTAATTGATCATTTTGCTTTTCTGTTGCTTTATTTACAGAACTCATATCATCTATTGTCAGATCAACAATTTGGCCCGCAGTTATATCCAATCTTCCTTTTAACGAAACAGCCAATGGTGTTCTGTTAATTCGATGATGATATGCTAATCTTCTTGATGCGACTTCAGCAAAAAATTGATTTCCTCTTGTGGTTTGACCACTGCTTGAATCTAACCAATCCTTAATTACCATAAACTTTGGCTTATTATCTACTCTATAATTATCCAAAATAAATGTTTCGGTGTGAATATCAAATTCTTCGTTAGTAAGCTTGGTCAGTCTTTCACCATTCATACCGTAAAAACCTTCATCAAACAGATCATCAAAATCTTTGTATATGATGTCTCCGTCAATAAGATCAATCTCCATAACTTGGTTTACATAACCACCAGAATATAAATCATCAATACTATCTGTACGTTTGGTATATGATAGGGATTCTATAGCCTTTACCTGCTCTTCTGCAGCCCTTCCGTCTTTTGATACATAGGGATTATATGTAAGACTTATAATATTATCCTCATTTTGGTTCGCAAAAAGAATCAACCATTCGTCAGTCACAAAATAAAAATTGTCCCAGGTCTCAAAAAATCTATACATACATGATGGAGATTTTGAACTATACGATTTTTTAGCAATAAAATTCATAGCCTGAGGAACATTATAACTAGGGATAATTACATTAAATAACCCTTCAGTGTGTTGGACAACTAAGGACCTATCTGTCCAATCACCAGTATCCTTTATTCTATAAACATCTGTTGGAAAAACAGCTGGTGGTGTCTCATTTTCAAAGCTTGAATTTGTTAGCGGTGACACATAATCGTCAAAAATCTTTTTAACTATTTCGTGTCCTTTTTTGTTTTTAAAAGGTTCCAAAACAGTACTGGTGACTGCGTACCAAGCAGGCCAACTCATAACATGTAATGAAAATTCTTTACCATCGACATTAGTTGTGGGTGTGATATTATCAATTCGATACACAAAAAGATCTAAATCTACCTCGGTACCATAGTCAAACCCCTTCATTTTCCATTGCAATCTTTCCTCGCCACGGAGAGGTTTTAACATATTTGTGTTGTTTTCAGTATCCCTCATAATACCTTCAAGGATACCTACTCTGTCGTGTAGTCTGATGGTACCAGTAATACCCGTTTTATCTATTGATTGTTCAAAATCAAAGCCCACGATCTGTGGTCTAATATCAATACCGTCCTCACTCGACTCCTTCCTCCAAGGATATAACGTTGCAGTTATAACCTCAACAAGAGATGGATTAAATGGATCGGATATTTGCTTAGGCACTTACGGTTCTACCTTACTTTTAATCTTTTCTTAAATTCCTCATCCAACTGTGGTAGGAACGAATTATCAAATAGGAATACTTCTTTTTTATTGTCATTAAGATCTTGTTCGTATTCACCAATTCTATATGGCTTCCATTCTTCTGGAATAATACGTTTAATAATAATTTTACGACCAGCTTCTGTACGAAGAATAATCCTATCCTCTTTTCTGAGATAGATTGTTCTGAAGGATTCCGGAGCAATTTTTACAATATCAATCGCCATTTAATTTAGACCTCTTTATAATAGTACAGAATATTTTCATCATTATCTTGATCCTTCACCCAATCGACTACATCCTGTCCAGTAAGACCAGACTGTTCGGAATATTTTTCAATTAAATAATTATTAAATGTATTTTCATCCATAGGCCATTCGTGGTAAGGATCAACAATATTATTTGCTAGATATACAAGCCATGTATAATCAGTGGATCCATAATAAAATTGAGCAACGTCCTCTGGTCTTTCGTTGTCTTTTATCGTATATGGTAAAAACAAATAAGGGTTCGTCTGAACTGATTTAAGAAATCCATTGCGCCTGGTAATATCTCTTACCTTTTTGCCTTGATATTCGATAACAGGGAAATTTTGAAAATATTTAGCCATATTGATCTCTTTTAATTAAAAAATTATTGTTGTGCGGGTTCTGATTCAGTCGTCCCAGTAGCTTGACTTATGTAATCATTTGAAGTATGAATTTCCAACTCTTGTAGCTCAAGGGAAAAATTAACGGCAGATGGTTTACCACCTTGCATCAATGCAACTTGACCAGCAGGTGAGTAATCAGATGTGAAACCAGATATCATACAAGGTTTATATGATGGGAAGTGTGAAGGATCAACACCTAACAAATGTATTTCAACGACACTAGGATAATTTAAAAATGCCTTTTTAATATTAAAAGCACCTTCACCAATATCAACAGCTTGTGGTAGCATTTTTCCTTTAATGAAATATGTCATTTGTTTAATAATTTCACTATCTTTTTTGCTGTATGGAAATAGCTGCCAATTAAATGTATGACTTTTCAGATTAACACCTTCAAACGCAAGTGTTTCTTTTGGGTTGACAGTATTACCAGCATACACACCAACCGATCTTGCAATATCGCCTGGAAGAAAATTTCGTAGAAGATAAGCGGCACCACTTGCAGCGTCCTTAATTGCTATCTTTTCTAATGCACTTGTAATTTTTTCACTTAATGTAGGACCACCTTCTTGTTGTACAAAACCACCTCCGACTCCCTGTAAGATATCAGCCATTGCTCCAGTAATATCTTTTGCGGCAGTACCTATATCAGCAAGGCTACCTTTTGCGCCCATTTGATTGGTAAGTGCTCCAGCGATTCTCTCAGAAATAAGACTGCGATCAAATCCATTTAGACGAACCGATGTGTTGTCCTGAAGTTGTTGAGGGAATGGTAGCTCTATTCCAGAGAAGCCTTTGATTGCAGAACCTATCTGTCCTAAAGGATCAGCAGTTGCTCTAGTGTTACCTAGAGTTCTAGTAAGTGCTCCATAATTTTCATCTCTGTTCTTATAGGTATAATCTTTAAAAACGAGAAGAATTGACTGCGCATTAGGTCTTTCAGGGAATGACATAAATGTATTCCTTTGATTCAACCTTCTTAATCTTGCTTCTTCTGGACGCATGAGTTCCTCGTATTTTATATAAATAGCTTTACAGAGATATTTATACAAAAAAGCATGAATTGATAATGGCATATAAAGGAAGATTTAGACCGAAGAATCCGGGTAAATATAAAGGTGATCCGACAAAGATTATTTATAGGTCCTTGTGGGAATTTAAATTTTTTAGATATGTTGATGAACATCCTGAAGTGAGGTGGTGGGCTTCAGAGGAACATGTGGTTCCTTACGTTTCACCTATTGATGGAAAAAGACATAGATATTTTCCGGACGTGGTAGTAAATAGAAAACAACCTGATGGTACGACAAAAACAGTTATGATTGAAATTAAACCATTTAAACAAACGTTGCCACCAGATCCGAAGAAGAAAAATAATACTCCAACGGGTCGAGTATCTAGGAGATATTTGAACGAGGTG